GCACATCGGGAATCTTGCCGTCAGGCGCTGGCCCCTGCGAAAGTGGGGCCCCCGAAAGGGGTTACCGGAAAAGACGGAGAATTATGACAAAAATTATGACAAGGCCGTCGAAGTCCAGAAAAAGGGCGAAATGGCGGGATTTGTCCAGAAAAGGGAGGACTTAACATGATGCCATGGAATACATCGGCGTTTGAGGGATGGTCGATTATCGGCATGAACCATTATGGACAAGGGACGCTGCGCTACCTGTTTGTAGCTATGGGACATACCAGTGGGATCTTTGTCAAGGCTGAAGGACCGGATGAAGACGCAGTATTTCAAGCCTTGGCCGACCGGATTGCCCGGCCGGGTAAACTTTGGTCCCAATGTAAGGAGGAATCGTGAAAATCCAAACCATCGACATCAAAAACTTTCTGGCCTTGGAGCAGGTGACGCTCGATCTCCAGGCACCTATCCACATCATCGCCGGCATCAATGAGTCTGGTAAATCCTCAGTTCGTGATGCAATTCAATGGGCCTTAACTGGCCAGGCCCGGGGCCTCAAGACACACGAGGCCCAAGCTGCGTTTATTAAGGACGGCGCCAAGGCCGCGGAGGTCACGATCACCTGGGGCGATAAAGAGGTTACGTCCAGGAAAAAGACCCCTAAGACCCCGGCCAGTGTTACGGGGCCGGTCCCCGATGATCAGGTTATGATGTCAATCCTTGCGGACCCCCTGACCTTCCTTTCCATGCCCGATGACAAGAGGCGGGAGATTCTTTTCCGGCTGATCCCAGGATTGAATCCGACTGGCGAAGTTGTCTATCAGAAGCTCGGGGCAATGATCCCGAATTTTGACCAGGGATCAACTATCCCCCATGAACTGGTTTCTTTGGCGGTCACGAAAGGCTTCGCCACCGCCGAAACCGAAGCCATTACCCGCCGGCGCATTGCCAAGCGCGTCCGGGACGAGGCCCAGGTGGAAGAACCCGCGCAGCAGGCCACCATCGGCGGGGTACTCCGCATCCTACCCGACATCCAGACGGCCGACGTGGAAGCTGGGCTGTCGGCACTCACGGTTGAACGGGATAAGCTCCAGCAAAAACGCGGCAAGGTGGAGGCCCAGGCGGATAAGCTCCCGGAACTGGAGCAGACTCTGGCGGCATTGGAAGCCAACCCTGTTGAGACCCCGCCCCCCGGCGAAGTGGAGAAGTACGGGAAGGCACTGGAAATCAACCGGGGCATCCTGGAGCGTTTGCAGGAGAAAGTCGCAGGCATGACCGCGGGCCAGGACCCCAAGGCATTCCCGGATATTTGCCCGGTTTACAGCGTCGAGTGCCCCAGCTCCCGGAAGGTGGCAGTCAAGGGCACAAAACCCCAGGACGTGGACCCGGCGGTTCTGAAAAAGACTATGGCCGACCTTCAGGAGCAGGAAAAGGAAGTCGGGCTTATCGAAACCGACCTCAAGGCGGCACAGGACGCACAGGTGGCTTACGACAATTACTACAAGCAGGGCCAAGCCCTGGCTGACAAGATCGCCAAGCTCAAGGAGAACCAAGCCCAGGCCCAGGATACGGCGGGGATAGACGAACAGATCGCCGCCCTGGACGCCCGGATGAGAACGGGTTATGAACTCCTGGACGCGGTGCGGGACTTCTGGCGCAAAAAGGAGGCGGCCGAGGCGGTCACGGCCAAAGTCGCCCAGGCCGAAAAGGAGATCACCCTTTACGACGCCATGGCCAAAGCCCTGGCCCCGGACGGCATCCCGAGTGCCTTGATTGCTGAGGCCCTGGGGCCGTTCAACGAGAGGCTTTATTTCGCCTCAAGCTATCTTTTCCCGGAGCATGAGAGCTACCCCTTGACTCTCACAAAGGACCTGGAGGTCCAAAGGGACATCCTATACCCCTGCCTGAGTAAGTCCGCCAGATACCGGGCCGGGATTTGCTTCCAATATGTGCTGGCTACCCTGGCCGGCGCCCGCCTCCTGATGATTGATGAGGCGGATATTCTTGACCCCCCGAATCGGAGCCAATTAATCAATTTTCTTTTAGCAATTCGTGAAGACTTCGACACTATCTTGGTGTTTGCCACTTCAAATCATGCCTTGCCCTCGTCTTCTCCTGATTTACAGGTATGGGTGATCATCGACGGCCAGGTGCAGCCTTTGAATCAGGGGTTTACGTTTGAGGATGGTGAAATCATCCCGGACGAGGAACGGAAGGCGCATAAGGAGGTAGCATAAAGTGGGCTATAAACTGCGCCTCTATCAGCAGGAAGCCGTGGATGCCGGGGTATCCTTCTTAACGGGGAAGGCGAAGCACAATGGCATAGAAGTGCTCCCGACCGGTTCCGGCAAAAGCCTGGTGATTGCCAATATCGCCAAAGCACTTGCCGAATCGGTCATCATCTTTCAGCCTACCAAGGAGATTCTGGAACAAAATTATGCCAAGCTGATTTCCTACGGTTTTAACGCCGGCATTTATTCTGCCTCCAAAAACCGGAAGCAGGTGTCAAATATCACTTATGCCACCATCGGAAGCGTGATCAATAAGGCCGAACTGTTCCGGAATTTTCGTTATATCATCGTGGACGAGTGTCACCTCGTGAATCCAAAATCTGGCATGTACAACGAATTTATCCGGGAGACGGAGGGTGGCAAGGTCCTCGGGTTGACGGCAACTCCCTATCGTCTCACAACTGACGGCTTTGGCGGGTCCATCCTGAAATTTCTCACCCGTACCCGACCCAGGATTTTCCGAGAGTTGATTTACTACGTGCAAAATGGACAGCTTTTCCAGGAGGGCTACCTGTCGAAACTTCAGTACACTGTCAAGGAAGGCTTTGATCGGTCTCAAGTAACATTGAACAGCACCGGGGCCGACTATGATGATCAGTCAATGAGGAAGTATTACCAGTTCGTAAACTTCCCCGGCCAGATAGCCCAGGCCATCAAGCAACTCCTGGAAAGGCGACGCAATATCTTGGTTTTTACGCGCTTCATTGAAGAGTCCGAATATTTGGTCGGGCAAATTCCCAATTCCGCTATCGTAACCGGCAAGACACCTAAACGAGAGCGGGAGCGAGTCATCAAGGGGTTCAGGGCTGGAGAAATCAAAGTGGTTTGTAATGTCGGGGTTTTGACCACGGGCTTTGATTATCCCGAACTTGAAACCATAGTCCTGGCCCGGCCTACCATGAGCTTGGCCCTTTATTACCAGATGATCGGTAGGGGCATCAGGCCACACCTACAAAAGGAATACGCAGAAATTGTGGACCTATGCGGTAACGTGAAACTGTTCGGCCCGGTGGAAAAATTGAAGATCCAGGATGGCGGAAACGGTAAATGGTTTGTGTCCAGCGGGGGGCGGAGGTTGACGAATATCTACTATGGCGAGAGAAGGTAAGCAACGCATTAGCCGCGGCGGCGAGTCGCGGTTATTTTAAGGCAGGAGGAACTACCATGAATTTAACCAAGCAGGATTTAATCAAGCAGACGGCGGAAAATGTAGGAATCAATAAGGGGGTAGCCGATGAAGTGATCAATGGCTTCCTGAATTCCATCACGGCACACCTGAAAGTTGGCGATGAAATCACCCTGCACGGGTTCGGCAAATTCAGCACGAAGGCAACCGCAGCCCGCACCGCCCGGAACCCGATCACCGGTGATCCGGTGAAGGTGCCGGCCAAGCGTAAGGTGGTTTTTAAGGCGCGGAAGGCTTTGAAAGACGCGGTGCAGTAATCCAAAGGAAAATTTAACTTTCCAACCGCCGGGGTCCCTTTGGGGGGCTCCGGCTCTTCATGGCGATCGCTTTTTATGGTAAAGTCTTATCAGAAAATCGGAGGTAAAATGAAGGCGGTCACGAAAGAAGATGCGGCTGCGCTTGCCCGTGAAATTTTCTTAGGCGAGGCTGGTAGGCTTTGGAAAGAAGGACGCAGAAATTACAATGATGAAGATGCCCTTAAAATCTGCGAATCTCTGGCCAAAAGAGAATCTGCCGACTTTCGTAGGGATGGCGGTATTGTTTTTTATTCAGCAGATCGAAAAGGTGAATCTGACACTCCTGGGGTTTATTGGATCAGCCTAAACAATGGAGGTCTCTTATGGTCGCCGACAGGGACCGTTGACCCCAACCCTGAAATGATACTCGATTTTGAAAAAGGCAACCGGGATAAATTTGATCGGATCATTGACAGGAATAGGCCGTTTTCGGAATAAAGGGGGATAAGGAGGCAAAAACATGAAAACCCTCACGATCATCGCAATGCTGTTCTGCCTCGGTTGCGCTTCCACCGGCGACGGTAACCAGAAGATCATGGACGCGTCTTTCCGGGATAGTATCCAGGTTGGCGTGACCACTAAAGCCTGGGGAAATACGAAACTGGAACTACCTGATAAATTTCTGGAGATTTAATCCAGGCACGAATCTTCAAGCCGAGGTAGGTGCCCTAACGGGTGCCTGCCCCGGCTCTTTTTTTTGCTCTATCCGCTCAGACCCCACTCTTACCATACTTGCGCCCTATCCCCCACTCTTAAAAATCTGGTTCATAATAATCTCTAGACATGGGACTCATTCGCCGGGGACTCAATTACATGCAGCGTCTAAGTGGCTTCGGGGCCGGGGGCCGTGAGCTTATCGTTCATCAAGCCCCCGATTCCCTTGTTCGCGCCGCCCCCAATTTTGCCGAAATTGAACGCCTGTTTTTCGCAACGGCCTTTAACGGCTGGGGCGCACAGATGAGCGGCATCACTTCCCCCTACCGGCAGCATGTCTGGGTCCATGCTTGTATCAATGCTATCGCCCAGAATATCGCCGGTGTCCCTCTGAATTTCTATACCGGTACTAAAAAGGACAAGCGCCTGGTGGAAACCGGGCCTCTGGTGAAACTCTTTGAAACCCCGAACCCCATGATGAGCGGGTTTCAACTCATAGAAGCCACCATGATTTTTCTGGGGATCGCCGGGGAAGCTTTTTACATCCTGGACCGGCCCAATATTACTGCCCTTCCGCAAGAAATCTGGACCTTTCACCCTTCCCGATTTGAACACGTCCCCGGCGAAAATGGCGTGACCAAGGGGTGGATTTATCGCAAGGGCTCCAAGCAAATCCCCTTACTACCCCATGAGGTTCTGTTCATCCGTTACTTCAACCCCGACGACGATTACCGGGGCCTCTCCCCTATTCAAGCTGCCAAAGTGAGTGTCGATCAGGACTTCTACGCCGCGCAATACAACCGGAATTTTTTCCTTAATTCAGCCCAGCCCGGCGGGGTCCTCGAAAGCAAAGAGAATCTGATTCAAGAAGAGTTCGAACGATTGCTGGCGCAATGGAACGACCGGCACCAGGGAGTCGATAAAGTCGGCAAGATTGCCCTTCTGGAAGGTGGGGTCACTTACAAGACGACCGGCATTTCTCAGCGAGACATGGATTTCCTGGAGGGCCGCAAATATAACCGTGAAGAAATCCTAGCAGTCTATAAAGTTCCCAAGGGCGAGATTGGGGTTGAGGACGATACCGGTTCCTACGCCAAGGACAAGGTGCGCCGGAAGCTATTTTGGGAGACGACTCTTGACCCCAAAATGACCTTAATTGAGTACGTTTTGTGGAGTCAATTATGTCAGGGTATCGCCGGCCCGGAAGTTTGGCCGGAGTTCGACCGCAAATCTATAGCGGCATTACAGGAAGATCGGGGGCTGCTTATAGAGCAGATGCGGGGACTTTGTGGAATAGGTTATCCGGCCAACGTGGTCAATGAATGGCTAGATTTAGGTTTGCCGTCGATCCCCGGGGGAGACATTGGTTATATTCCCTTCAATCAAGTCCCTATGGGAGAAACTGGCACCCCTCCCCTGGCCGCCGCCCCCGGTGTTACTCCCGGGAACGGGAAAGGCAAGACTCTCCCGCAACGCCTCAAGACGATTCCCGCCACCATTGAAGATATGCGCCGCCTATCGCTGCCAAGCCCCAGCCTTACCATTATCGCCCGCCGCACTATCACCCGCCGTGCTTTCTGGCAGCAATACCACCAGCTTCAATCGGCTTTTGAGAAGAAGTTCCAGGGGCGGATGAAGCGGTTTTTTTATGACCAGCGCCGGGAGCAACTCAGACTCATCGAGCAACACTACGGCAAGTCTATCCAGGGGCAGGTCCGGGCCACCGCCGATGAGGTGGACGCCCTCCTATTCCCCCTGGACGCCTGGAATGAAAACCTCAAGAAAATATCCTGGACTTTTTACCAGAGCGTAGGGGAGGAGGCTGGCAAGGCCCTGGTGGCTGAACTAGGGGCCGACCCCGATAAGTTTATTCTGGCCGATACCCCGGCCATTGAAATTCTCAAGGATAAGCTCAAAAAGATTGAGGAAATTAACGACATTACCTATGCAAAGTTAAAGGATACCCTCATGGAGGGCATGGTAGAAATTGAGACGGTACATGAACTTCAAGCCAGGGTGCGTGAGGTCTATAACTTCACCGAATCCCGGAGCCTGACCATCGCCCGGACGGAAACCGGACAGGCTGCCGCGCCCGCCCGCGCTGCCGCGATGGAAATGCTGGGGGTGACCCGGCAGGAATGGACTACGGCCGGCGACAATGATGTTCGGGATATTCATGCCAGCATGGACGGCGAGATAGTTGACGTCGGGGAACTATTCAGCAACGGACTCGCATACCCCTGTGACCCGGCTGGTGATGCCGAGGAAGTGATTAACTGCCGTTGTGTTTCGGCCCCCGTAATCGAAAAAGACTGAGGAGAATGGCCATGGAACTGATTCATAAAGCCCTTGATTTTGAAATTCGCCAGGCAGGTGACCCGGCAAACCGCACCCTGGAATTTATCGGTTCTACTGCGGATGTTGACCGATATGGGGACATCATCGACGTGGCCGGCTGGGATTTGAAAAATTACCAGAAAAACCCGGTCTTCCTCTGGGCGCATAATTACGGGCAACCCCCTGTAGGCAAAACCCTGACGGTGACAAAGGAGCCGGCCGCTCTCAAATTCCTGGTTCAATTTGCCACGGCAGAGGAGTACCCCTTTGCCGATACCATCTACAGACTCTACCTGGGCGGTTTTCTCAAGGCCACCTCAGTGGGTTTTTCCGGGAAGGTTAGCGAGCCGATCCTGGGTGATCCCGATGAACAAGGATTCCGGCCACGGACGGGCACGCACTACAAGAAGCAGGAGCTCTACGAATTGAGCGGCGTTCCGGTCCCAGCTCTACCCCAGGCTCTCATGCTGGCGGTGCAAAAGGGGGTTGTATCCAAAGAAGAAGCGGATCAGGTTGTGCCTCCTGACCCAGAAGAAAAAGGGGTCATCCCCTTTAAGGAATACCCTATCGATGATCCCGGGGCGACCTGGAAAGGTCCCGAGGAGATGGCTGCCTGTGCCGACATGATGGCTCTCAAGACCATTTGCGCCTGGTTCGATGATGCCAAGCCGGACGTCAAGGGGTCCTATAAGCTCCCGCACCATCGGGGCGACGGCTTCAAGGTGGTTTGGAAGGGGGTGTCGGCTGCTATGGGTGCCCTCCTGGGGGCGCGAGGCGGCGTCAATATCCCCGATGCGGATCGTAAGGGCGTCTATGGCCACCTGGCAAAACACTACGCGCAGTTCTCGAAAACCCCGCCGGAGTTCAAGGAATATGGCGAGGCTGACCTGATCCGGATCACCCTGGGGGCCGAACCGAATGACCTGGGGTTCGACGATCTGTTTCTGTCGGGCCTGTTCCGGTCGGCGGACCTGGAACCCATAACCGAACCGGTCCAGATCACCAAAGCCGGCGCCGTCTTAAATGCCAAAAACAAGGCGGCCTTGCAACAGGCGGCGGCCCTGATTCAACAGGTCCTGGCGGCGGCTGAAACCCAGGCCTCCGCACCAGGCCCGAACAAGAAACCCGAAAGCTATTACTCCAAGGCGTTGAACCCCGGCGATGAGCCTCATGGGGAGAGACAGGCTGAGGATTCGGTCGATATGGGCGAAATTATGGAACTCACCAAAAACCTTCATCTGACCATGTGTCCGGGCAAGTAACCGGGCAAGGGGGCGAATATGCCGAACACTGCGCTTGCTGAACAAATCAAAACCATGCTGGAGGAAGTCAAGGGCCAACTCGAAACCAAAACCGAGGACGGCAAGGTCATCAAACTGCTCGACGTCTTCAAGATGTTCCCGGAGCTTCAGGAGAAATACACCTCCCTGGAAAAGCGCCTGGAGGAGTTCGAAAAGCAATCCAAGAGCCGCAAATGGGCTGATATGACGGGCCTCGACCCCGGCCAGTTTTCCATTTGCCGGGCGCTCCGGGCTATCCGATCCGGTAAACCTCCGGAGCAATGGGGTGAGATCGGCGCCGGTCTGGAAGCCGATGTTTTCCGGCAGACCCGGGCCATGTCCACGGGCAATGACAGTGAGGGCGGGTATTTCGTTCCGGCCCAGGCCATGCCCGACTTCATCGAAATGTTTCAGGCTGAATCCGTTGTCACCCGCATGGGGGCCACGGTGCTTGACGGCCTGGTGGGTGCGCCTGTAACCTTCGCCCGGCAGACCGGTGGGGCGACTTTCTACTGGACCGGGGAAAACGCCGAGATCGTAGCCAGTATGCTGGCGGTGGGTCAACTCAAGATGGTGCCCAAGAAAATCACGGGCATGGTCCAGTTGAGCAACGAACTGGTCCGCATGGCTAACCCGAGTGCTGAGGCCATGGTCCGCCGGGACTTAGCGAACGGCCTGGCCCTGGCGATTGATCTGGCGGCCCTGCGCGGTTCCGGTTCTGAAAATGAACCCCTGGGAATCGCCAACACCGCCGGCATCAACACGGTGGCCATGGGCACCCATGGTGCATTGCCCAATTTCATCAACCCCTGGCCGGATATGGAATACGAACTGGCCGTCGATAACGCTCTGCGGGGCAAGCTCGGGTTCGTCTTCCACCCGAAGATCAAGAAGGTCCTCAAGAAGCTGAGGAACCCCTATTTCTCCGGAGACACCGGCGGCGAATACCCGTTGCTCCCCTTGACCGACGCGCAACTCCAGGCCGTCCTGGGCTATCCGTTTGCCACGACCACGCAACTTCCCATCAATCTGACCAAGGGCAGCAGCGGGGCCGTGTGTTCGGAAGTCTATTTCGGCAATTGGGCTGAGGTGCTCATTGGCCAGTGGATGGGGATTGAAATCCTGGCCTCCAACATCGCGGGCACGGCTTTCGCCTACGATCAAACCTGGGTGCGCATCATCTCCCAGGTTGACATTGCTCTGCGTCACGCGGAGTCGATGTGCCTGTCCAACGACGTAAAGACCGAGTAACCCTGAAACCCTAAGAGAGGGGGTCAGGCTGCGTATGCTGGCCCCCATTGCCATAAGGAGAATATCATGCCGAAAGGAACTGCTTCTCAAGAACAAGTCCTGAAAGACCTTGCGGCCCCCATTGCCCAGACCGCGGGGACCGTTACTGGCACCGGGATTGACTGTAAGGGTTACGATGAGGCCCTTATCATGCTGGCTGTTGGGGTAATGCCCAGCACCGATGGCACCGTGGATGTCCATATCGAGGAGTCGGCTGTCCTGGGGTCCGGTTATACCGATATCACCGGGGCCGTTTTTGCCATCGTCAATGCCGGCGAATCCCTCAGTTACGTTGGCCGCTTGAACCTGCGGAAACGCAAACGGTATATCCGGGCTATTTCGGTGGTGGCTAACCAGACCACCCCCTTGTATATCGGCGCAGTGCTTTCCCAGGCACAAAAAACGCCGGTGTCCCAGGTCAACACCGTGGCTTTTAACGTCTAACAGGAGGGATCATGGCAGTGGCGATTTACCGGGTACGACAAGGGTACGTAATTCATCTTCAGCATCGACAAATGCTGCGGGGCGGGGGTTTGATTGAAAACCCCACCCCGGATTTCATCAAGTTGAATTCCTGGAAATTGGAACTAATAAGCCCCCAGGTTGCTATGCCCTTGCCCGTCCCGGACCCCGCCACGGCCCACCCTCTTGATAATATTCACAAGGCTTGGTCTGGCCGACGGTGCTTCATTATCGGCGGCGGGCCAAGCCTTACCGATTTCGATTTCTCCCAACTCAAAGGGGAACTGGTGATCGGGATTAACCGGGCTTTTGAAAAAATTGACCCGGCCATCATCTTTTCCATGGACTCCCGGCTTTACACCTGGATCAAGAGCGGGACGTTCGGCCCGGCGGCGCTAGAAAAATATGAAAAGTCTTCAGCCCGCAAAATTTGGGTGGATACCCACGGGTTTAAATTCGGCCCGGAAGTTTTGACGGTGCCCCACCTTCAAGGGGTCGGAGTCGGGAGGTCGCTTTCGGGCGGGCTCTATATCGGGTCAAATTCTGGTCTGGCGGCCTTGAACCTGGCCGTGGTGCTGGGAGCCAACCCGATTTATCTCCTCGGATTTGACCTCATCTCCCGAGAACAATTTCAGCAATGGTGGCATGACGGATACCCAACCGTGCAACGTGACACGGTTTACAAGGTGTTCCGAGAAGAGTTCGAAGCCCTGGCCCCGGCCCTCAAAAAACTTGGAATCAGGGTAATCAATCTCAACCCGGAGTCCGGGCTCAAGTGCTTCGAGTTTGGTGAGATGCCGGAGCCCGTTGCAGACAAAGTGACGGTGATCACACCCACGGGGGATCGCCCCGAGGCCCTGGAGCTTTTGAGGTGCTGGATAGCCTCCCAGACCCGGCAACCTGACCAGTGGCTTATCATTGACGACGGCAAGAAGTGCATAAAGCCCCGGAAAATTCCAGAGGCCACAGTGATCCGCCGGAAGCCCAGGCCCGACGATCCACCTTGCACCCTGGGAGAAAACCTCAAGGCCGCTCTTCCCCTGGTGGCCCATGACAAAGTGCTGATCATGGAAGACGATGATTGGTATGGACCTATCTATATCGAAACCATGGCAGCTCTCCTGGACGCACACGAGATGGTGGGAATCTCAGGCACCAAATATTACCACCCGGGCATTCCTGGATTTAGGGAAATGGGCCGCGGTGACCATGCTTCGCTTTCACAGACCGGATTTCGGAAGTCGGCAATCCCCGAACTGCTCAAGGCTATCCCAGGGGACGACGTACTCCCGGACTGTTCGGTTGACCTCCGCCTCTGGAAAAATTGCAACGGCCAGGGGCACCTGATCACCGGGGAAGGGCGCAAACTCCATTGTGCAATAAAAGGTATGCCCGGGCGCCCGGGGGCCGGTGTGGGGCACGACAAGCGGTTCTATACGGCAGACAAAGACCTGAGCAAATTCAGGGAATGGTGCGGTGACGTGGAGGCTTACCGTGACTTTATCAAGGGCTGACGGACTGGTGGTTTACACCGCCATCGCCGGGAGCGGGCGGGATGTATTGGTTGACCCTACCCCCGCGCCCGGGGTTGATTACGTCTGTTTCACCGACCAGCCTTTTATTTCCCGGGTCTGGGATATTCGTCCTTTTATCTGGGAGCACCCCAGCGAGGCCGTGCGCACTGCCAAACACCCCAAGGTCCTGCCCCATAAATATTTCCCTGATCACGATCTGAGCATCTGGGTTGACGGGAATATCACCCCCGGGGCCGACGTTGCCCGGGTTGCCCGGGAATACCTGGCCCGTCACGACATGGCTTTACACCGGCACCCCCGACGGGCGTGTCTCTATAAAGAAGCCGCATTGGTGGCCGGCCAAGGAAATGACTATCCGGCATTGCTCGAAAAGGTTGTACAATGCTATTTCCAGGCTGGAGTTCCGCCCGGAAACAGCCTCTATGAATGCGGCGTGCTCATCCGGCGCCACCATGCCCCTGCGGTCAAGGCGGCAATGGACCTCTGGTGGCATGAAATCAATACCGGCACACAATCCGATCAAATCCCCTGGGCTTATGTCATGTGGAAAACCAGTCTGGAAGTCAATGTTGTTGAGAGCGATCTGAGGAAAAGCCCGCATTGGGATTATCGTCCTCACGAATGTATCAAATGGGGGGAGGCCGCATCATGCGGATAACTTACTTAATTCTAACTTGGAACAGAATAGACGCCCTGCGGCGGCACCTTGAGCTTTTGTTGAAGCAAACTTACACCGGGCCTTTTGAGGTTATTGTCTGTGTGGACGGGTCAACCGACGGAACCCAAAAGATGCTGGCCGACTGGCAATACAACGAGCGGTTTATTTTAAAATGGTTCGATACCGGCAATATAAACAAAAACACGGCGGCACAAGCTAAAAACCTCGGTATTAAAAATGCGGTCGGTGAATTAATAATCATGGTTGACGATGATTGCTTGCCACATCAAGAATTGATCAAAGCCTATGTTGGAAATTACAACCCTAAAGATATTCAGTTGGGCTACAAATCGAATTTTGAATCATATCTATACACAACTATCCCTGTGTCCATAGAGCCAGGGCTTATGAAAACTTGGTGGGACGATTGGCAGGCTGGCCGGTTCGGCCATTTTCAGTGCGGCAATGTCGCCATGTCAATCGAAGCGGCCAAGACATTAGCAAAAGACGGGAGTATCGGGTTTGATGAACGGTTTATGGGTTATGGTCATGAGGATACCGAGTTAGGCTATCGCCTACATGATGCCGGATTCAAGTTCGTCTTTAATCCTGCTGCCGTGGTTTACCATCTGCATCCGGGAACTACGCCACAGCAGGCCCCGGAAATGAAAGAAGCCGATAGGGTCAGGAGCAATGCCCGGTTACAACAAATTCTCCATGAACCTGCGGCCAAACCTTATCCTGAATTTAATGACCTTACTGGGATGATGACCATTGAAGAACTTCAATGGCTCTATCAGATAGCTGGTGAAATGACTTCGATTGTGGAAGTGGGATCATGGCAGGGCCGAAGCGCCCACGCCCTGCTTTCTGGGTGCAGGGGTACGGTCTATGTGGTGGACCAATGGGACCCGGAATATGTCGGGGTTCACGGCCTTTCCCGGCAAGCGATGGTAGATTCCCGCCGGGCTTTTTTCTCTAATTTGGGGGGCTTCAATAACTTGCAGGTTCTGGAAATGGCCTCGGTAAATGCCGCCAAAGCCTTCCAGGATAAATCGGTGGATATGGTTTTCATTGATGCGGACCATGCCTATGGATCACTGATAGCGGATATTCAAGCCTGGCTGCCCAAAACGATCAAGATAATCTGTGGCCACGACTACTCAGAAAGCGATCACCCCGGAGTGGTGCAGGCGGTTGACGAAATATTCGGGGGCGCCCATAAACTTTGCGGAAGTATCTGGTCAGTGAGGTTGGAATCCATGGAAAAGAAAACCGGGAAGGAAAAAGAGGTCGCGGAAAACGAGGCCGAAACTAAACAGATCAAGCGGCCACCCCATGACCGGATGATCCGGGAAGAGGACGCGGTGACGAAATAATGGACCTGACTACCCTGAACGCAGTTAAATCCTTTCTGGAAAGCGATGTTGAAACCTGGGAAGCGGCTTGGGATAACATTATCTCCGGTCTGATTTCCGGGGTGTCGGCCCAAATACAGGCTTACTGCAACCGGGAATTTGAGAGGGTGGAGAGAATTTCTTATCACGACGGCGGGGGGCGGTATCTCTATCTTACCGAGACACCGGTTCAAGAGGTCGCCGAAATCCTCTACGCTTACGATTGGGAATGGGCCGCAGCCACGGAATACGGCACCGCAGATTACGCCCTGGTGAATGCGCAAGCCGGGATGGTAGGTTTCAAGGGAGGCGCCTGGCCGGAAGGGGCCAAGGTTTATCGGGTCACCTACACCGGCGGATACGATCTGGCCTCAAATTATGGGCAATCCGGGGTCACGAATTACACGGCGATTCCGGCCGATCTGGAAAAGGCCGCACGGTTGCAAGTGGTTTACGAATTCCGGCGCCGGAAAGACCTGGGCCTACAGTCAATCAGCTTCCCGGATGGGTCTATCAATACCCAGGAAAGCGGGGAGTTCCTTAAGCAGGTCAAGGCGACTCTTGACCGTTACCGGCGGAGGAATATCGGGTAATGACTGATTTCCTCACCAAAATTCAGGCCTCGGCGGCTGGCATGGAAAGCCGGATGCGCCAGGTGGTGGACAAACACGTCGCCCGGCTCTGGCGGACCCTCATTGACAGGATGCGCGGGGGCACCTCGGCCAATACCCTGGGGCGACGCACGGGCGAACTGGTTTCCTCCACCAGGCCGTTGCCAACTATTTCTGGAGGAGGGAGGACAACTGGCGGCGTGGTGGTAGGGGCCCCGTATGCCGGGGTGCATATCGGCCCCCGGGGTTCAACCCAGACCATAAAGGCCAGTAAAAAATTTCTGACCATCCCTACGGACTTTGCCAAGACCGCGGCAGGGGTGGCCAAGGGGCGGATGCAGGGGCCGCCCTGGACCTTCCTGGGGATGCCGACGTTCATTGCCAAGGGGGTGATCTTCGGCAAGCTGGAAGGTGCCCACAAATCCTCTGAAGGGGCACGTCAACGCCGAGCAGCCGGGGAGAAGATGAGTTCAGGTCAAATCATCCCCCTATTTATTTTGAAAAGTGAGGTGAAGGTGCCCCGGCGAATCGACATGCAACTTGACGCCTTGGACATTATCAAGCCAGAGTTTTTGACCGATTTGAAGGCCGCCACCATGGGGGGTAAATAGTGGCCACCATCAAAGCCCAGATCATGGCAAGCCTGAAGCAGACCCTGGCGGCGCTCCCGGAAATCAGGAAGGTGGAGTACACGAAATTCTGGCCCCTGTTCTCAGATACCATGCCCTCTCCGTCGATATATTTTTTCACAGGGGCCGCCAAGTCAACACGGCTAAACGAACGGACGGTGCGGGTATCCGTTAACCTGATTATCGGGGTTTACGTGGCTCTTGGGCCGAAAGGTCCGGTGGCCTTTGAAGAGAAAGCCGACTCGCTCCTGGCCGCGATAGAAGATGCTGTTTGCGGCATGGTTCGACCCGATCTGGCCGGGGCCTATTTTCATACTATGGACCCCTGGACCTGGGATCAGCATATTCCGAACGATATTTGGGGTGTCCTGGGCCTGGATGCGCACCTTACTTTTCACCACGCCTGGGGAAATGCCTCAGTGAAGCCATTTTAAGGGAAAGGAGGATGCTTATGGTTGAGGGGACAAAGAAAAAATCGGGTGGTGATGTTCTAAAGCCTGGGCCCGGCGAGATTGCGAAAGGCGATTTTGTCGCCCACTTCGGCCAAAAGCATCTTGAGCACCCCACGATTGCCGGCGTGAACACGGCAATTGATGATCTGATAGACGCGTGGTTCATCAACTGGTTCGGACAAAGCCACCTGGCCCGGGCCACCGAAGCCTATAAATTAATCCACCGGGCCGCCGAGGATTTGAAGGTCCGCCTTAAAGGAGAGTAGCCATGCAATTCTGGTTCAATTCCGGTTTTCTCTATGCCATCGACGCTGCCGTGGTTGTGCCCACGCCGGTTGAAATCGGGGGGCTGACTGATATTTCAATCGATTTTTCGGGGGCCCGGAAAGATTTCAATGGGCCTTACCAATATCCCGTGAGTTCGGCCCGGGGAGATGCATCCATTGTCTGCAAAGCCAAATACGGCGGGATTTCCAGTAAAGTCTATTCGGATTTGTTTCTGGGAGCCACCCCGGCCATTGGCCAGATTGTGGGAGGTATCCGGGAATCGCACGCGATCCCGTCTGCCCATACCATCACCCCGACGCAGGTAAAAGCCGGCCAGACCTTCGATAGCAATTTGGGGGTTTTGCTGGTGGCCAGCGACGGGAGCACCACCACCATGACCCGAGTATCCGGGGTGCCCACCACGGGCCAGTACAGCCTGGTGGAAGCCACCGGCGTCTTCACCTTTGCGGCGGCCGATGTCGGGAAAACGGTGCTGATCAGTTATCTCTACTGTATCACCGCGGGCACCGGGGGCATTGTCACTATCGAAAACAATTTGATGGGCGATGTGCCGAAATTCCGGGCCATTCTCACGGGTGCTTTTGAGGGCAAAACCGCCCTCCTGGACTTGTACAACTGCATTTCCGACAAGCTCACCCTGGCCACCAAAAAGGGCGACTATGCGAACCCGGAAATAGACTTTGCCGCCGTCGCCAATCCCGCCGGGATCATCGGGCGGCTGTCGTTCTCTGAGTAGGGGGGATTATGATTGACGGGGAAACCATCAAGGTAGGCGGGGAGGATAAGGTTCTGCCTCCCCTGAACTGGAAAGGGTGCAAGAAGTTTTTCGGTGCTATTGCAGAGGGCGGCCTGAGTTTGGTGACCGGGGCCGAGACGATGGTTGAAATGGTTCATACTGCTCTGGTGCGCAATTACCCGGAGCTGACCATTGACCAACTTGAAGAGAACGCAAGCCCCGGGGAAATAATGACGGCTATCCCGGTCCTCTTGCGCCTGAGCGGGTTCGTCCAGGGGGAAACGCCGGGGGGGAGTGTCGAGAGCCCGATTGGGACGGCATAACGGCGCAAGTCGTTACCGTTACCGGCTGGACCTGGGATTACATTGAGGACAGCCTCACTCTCCCCCGTTATTATGCCCTGGCGGATTATTGGGAAGAGCACCCGCCGACGCACTTACTGGTGGCCGGGTTCATGGGTTACAAGGCGGCACCTAAAAAACCGGAAGTCGGGCCGGATAACCCGGGGAAACTGGCGGACTTAATCAGTTGTTTCAAAACAGTAGGCGGGATCGTAGGATAAGCGGACCATGGCTGACGAGAACCAAGTAACCGGGAAAATTGTAGTCGAAACCCAGGAGGCCCAGGCCGCCTTGGCTCAGTTTGTCGCGGCTTTGCAGCAGACCACTGCGCAGATGAACCAAGGGTTCAAGGCGATGGAGAACTCCACGAAACAGAGCTCCCAGCAGATGCAGGAGAGCATGAAGTCGGCTGGCAAGGGGATCACCGACGCCGTGAAGGATATGCACGGGCAGGTGAAAGGGAGCATCGAATCGGTTATCGCCACGGTGACAAAAATCGGGACTGCTTTCGTAGCCGTGGGTGCGGTTCTGGCCGGCGGGGCGATGTTCAAAAGTTTAATTCAGGACACCGTGGATTATGTCTCTGAGGCTAAAAAGCTCTCGCAGACTTTGGGCGTAAATATCAATGATGCTGCCGCCTATAACCAGGCCTATAAGCGGGTAGGGATAACCCACAATGAACTTGAGGGGGTGCTTAAACGATTCCAAACTCAGGTAAGAATGAACTCGGAAATGCTGCGTGACAAATACGGAATAGATATTGATGCGATCAGGGCAAAAGGTGGCGGCCTTACCGAGATGTTCGAAAAGGCCAAAGATGTTCTTAGGGGATACACGGAAGGTTTTGACCGTAACATGGCGGCTCAAGAGATTTTCGGGCGCCGGGTTGAAGATGTCAACAAACTCCTCCGGGTAAATTCAGATTCGGTTGCCAATGCTAAGAAATTCCTGGAGTCCCTGGGCCTGACCATCGGGCCGGAAATGGAAGCGCAGATCAGAAAATTTAAGGCTGGGCTGGCGGATATGGACACCATATTACTCGCCCTGAAATTCGTTATTGCTCAACAAGTCATCCCCGCATTAATGAAATTGCAGGATTGGTTTACAGGGGAGGGAGGGCAGGCGGTAAGAAATTTCACCACAGCGGTTAATGCCCTGGCCAGTGCTTTCGGGGCATTGCAGACCTCATTTCAGTGGATATACGATTCCTTAAATGTCTGGGAAAAATGGAATAAGGCCGCACAATCAACCCAAAAACTCATTAATCTTGCGAAGGGTATTCCCCTCTATTCCGGCGACATGGGAGCGGGTAGCCATGGGGGTGATTGGGGGATGCCTGAGCCTGAAAAGCCCAAGGGCACAAAGGAATGGTCGCCTACCGATAAAGGCGGCAAAGGCGGCGAGGGTTCAATAGTCCAGCAATGGCAGAACGAACTTGATCAGAAGAAACTCATGGAAAAAGCCTTCCAGGATCAATCCCTGGAACTTGAAAAGGCGTTCCGAACTAAAATGCTGGCCCTGGGCAGAAAGGCCACCAAGGAAGAGGAAGAAGGCCTCAAGGCGGCCCAAAAGGAAGCTGCGGTTGCTCGACTACAGGCAGAGCAAGGCGAGTGGCAAACTAAGCTGGCCCTATGTACCGCGGGAACCAAGGAATACAACGAAGTCCAGCACAAGATTGTTGCCCTGGAACTCCAGATTAATAAAGCCCGGCTCCAAGGGGAAGTTGACCTCATCAAGAGTAAGGAAGCGGCGAACATTGCCAGCCTCAAGGATAAGGAGGCCCTTATAGAGCATGAGCGGAAGTTAGAACAAATAGATATTCAAATGAAGCAGCAGAACCTGAAGCACGAAGCGACGATGGGCACGATCAGCAAGACTGCTGAACTTCAGGGATACCGGAAACTCTTGGATGAGAAGCATAAGGCCGACCTGAAGGCCGAACAGATAGTGCTGGCGGGTTACAAGAAAGGTGAAGCAGATTACAAGGCCCACGAACGCAAAATGGAGCAGACCGCAAAAGAACGGATATTTGAGGTCAACAAAGCTAACGACGCCGTGGCCGAAGCGCAAGCGTCCACCTGGGGGCAGGTGTTCAGCGGGATCACCAGTTCTTTCGGAACCGCCATTCAGAGCATGATGCAGGCGGGGGCAAATTTCGCCTCAGTCATGGCCAGTCTGGGGCAGTCGATTCTTAATGTGTTCGTG